TCAAAGCATTGTTATGACCAATGCCAACTACACGCTTACTAACTTTAACGGGGTAGCAGACGAGGCACGAAACGCTGTACTAGTCGTTACTGGCACAAATACCGCCCAACGGGACATAATCGCCCCGCTGGTTGAGAAGACCTACATTGTTTATAACAACACAACAGGCGGTTTTGCCATACGGATTATCGGTGCTTCTGGGACTGGCGTAACCATTCCTAACGGTATTACAGCACTTGTCTATTGCGATGGAACAAATTTTTACAGCGCTTTATCTGGTTCAGTAGGTAACTTTACAGTCAACGGCAACCTAGCAGTTACAGGCACAACGGCTTTAACAGGGGCGCTAACAGGCTCTACAGCGGTGTTTTCTGGGTCTATATCAGCGGTATCTCCTACATTTACAGGGGCACCCACAGCGCCGACAGCTACAGCAGGAACTAATACTACCCAGATTGCAACCACGGCTTTTGTGCAAAATGCCACAGGGACTCTTGGTACCATGTCAACACAAAACGCTAACAACGTATCTATTACTGGCGGAGCTATTAACGCATTAACAGTAACTTCATTAGGCACTAATGGGTACGGAACCCGGACAGTATCTACTTCTGCTCCAGTTGGCGGTTCAAATGGTGATATTTGGTATCAGGTTTAAGTAATGGCTATTTACATTAAAGATGGCGGGACTTGGAAGTTATTAGCAAACGCCTATGTAAATCAATCTGGATCAAACACGCAGGTTAAAAAAATCTTTGTAAATGATGCTGGAACTTGGAAGCTCGCTTATGCAGCTGCCTATGCCGTAGAGTACCTAATTATTGGTGGCGGTGGCGGGGGTGGTGGTAATGGGGGCGCTGGCGGTGGCGGTGCGGGAGGTTATCTTTCTGGTTCTAGTACAGTAACCCTTAGTACAAACTACCCTATTGTTGTTGGTAATGGCGGTGCAGGAGCGTCTTCTGGTGGTGGTAATGGTAGCAACGGAGACAACTCTAGCTTTAACTCTATAACTTCCATAGGTGGCGGTGGCGGTGGTCAAGCAGCAAACGGTAATTCTGGGGGCTCAGGCGGTGGTGCTGCAGGTAACGGTTATAGTGGTGGTGCCGCAACTTCAGGTCAAGGTAACGCTGGCGGTAACGGAATAGGTATTTCTTCAGGCGTTCCGGCTGGTGGCGGTGGTGGCGCTGGAGCTGCTGGTAATAATGGCGTTCCTGGTCAAGGTGGTAACGGAGGCGCTGGTGCAACTTGGTTTGACGGCGTAACTCGTGGCGGTGGCGGTGGTGGCGGATCTCGTTGGGATGGCCCACAAGGAGCATTTTCTGGAGTTGGTGGTGCTGGCGGTGGCGGTGATGGCGGTGCTGGGGCTGGCTCTATTAACCCAACTGCAGGTGCAGCAAATACTGGTGGTGGCGGTGGTGGTGCTCAAGTATGGAATAACGGAGGTCGTGTACAGCCCGGCGCTGCTGGGGGTTCAGGTATTGTGGTCTTACGTTACGCTGGCGCTCAAAGAGGCACTGGAGGAACTGTTGTTTCTAGCGGAGGGTACACCTACCATTACTTCAATTCATCTGGTACATACACAGCATAGGGTGCAAACAGTGGATCATGGCAGACGAACTGGGGTTATCGGCTGGTGCCAAGGGGATCAGCGAAGGGTTTAAGACTGGTCGAGAAGCTGGTAAAGAGATTGGTAAGAACATCGAGGATGTTCAGAAGGAAGCGGTAGATTTAGCGAAGGAACGGGCAAATGCCAAGATTCGTGAGCGCAGAGAAGCAGAGTTAAAGAAAGAGCGGGCGATATTTAAAGCCCTTGAAGAGTACCGACACCGTAAGAAAATATCGGATGAAGAGTATAAATTAAGGGTTGATTTTATAAAGCAGCACGGCACCAAAGAGTGGCAAAAGGTGCTAGACATCAAGACGGAGATTGAGCGCCTTGAAAAAGAAGACAAGAAGTATTTTGATAAAGAGTTAGCAAAGGTTAAATGGGTGCAGTTCTGGTGCTTTATGGTGGCGGCATGGATTGCTTATTATATGGTATGGGGGTTTAAAAAATGAACATGCAAGACATTATGAAGGCGGTTATACCGATTTTGGTAGCCTGTATAGCGTGGCTACTCGGTCAGGTTTCTTCATTCCAAGAACGCCTTACTAAGATTGAGGGCAAGATGCCAGCCCTAATTACTAACGAGGGTGTGCCAACCGATAGCCCATTGTCTGCTGAAAAACGCCATATCCTCAAAGCCGAGCTACACAGAGAAATCCAAGACCTGCATGTGCGGGTCAAACTGCTTGAAGAAAGGGCTAAGAAATAATGTTGACATTAATATCCACAGCGCTGTCCTTCCTCATGGGGGGTCTGCCTAAACTACTAGACTTCTTCCAAGACAAGGGTGATAAAAAGCATGAGCTCGCCATGGCTGCTATGCAGATGGAGCGGGAACTAAAACTCCTAGAAGCTGGTTATGCAGCCCAAGCTCGTGTAGAAGAGATCCGCACTGAGCAAGTAGCTATGGAGACCCAAGCCCAAGAACGTACGGCTATGTACTCCCATGACATTGAGATTGGCAAAGGCGCTAGCCAATGGGTTATTAACCTTCGTGCCTCGGTACGCCCTATGGTGACTTACCTGTTTGTGATGTTGTTAATCATTGTTGATATTGCCTCAATCTGGTGGGCATGGTCATCTGGCGCTGCATTTGCCGAATCCGTTACGATGATTTTTGACGATCAAGAGATGCAGATTCTGGCTTCCATTATTGCATTCTGGTTTGGCACACAGGCGTTTAAGAAGTGAAAGTAAGCGAAAAAGCCATCAAAATGATTAAGCACCATGAAGGCGTTCGCCAGAAGCCGTACCGCTGTCCCGCTAAATTGTGGACGATTGGTGTCGGGCATGTACTCTACCCACGGCAAGGTGCGTTAAAAATAGATGAGCGGGATGCCTACCCACTGGAGTACAAAGATGACCGTACCTTTTTGATGGAGGAAGTAGATGACATTCTTCGAGATGATCTTAACCGCTTTGAACGAGGTGTTGAACGCTACTGTCCCGTTAAGCTCACTCAAGGTCAATTCGATGCTCTTGTTAGCTTTAGCTTTAATGTTGGGCTTGGAACACTACAGCGCTCAACCCTCCGTCAAAAGGTTATTCGTGGCGATATGGAAGAAGCGGCAGAAGAGTTCTTGAAATATACGCTAGCTGGGGGTAAAGTATTAAAAGGCTTAGTAACCCGCAGAAACGATGAACGTGCCTTATTTTTATCCTAGGGTAAACCATGCCATTACAAAAACTTCAATTTAGACCAGGCGTAAACCGAGAAGGTACTGATTACTCCAACGAGGGTGGCTGGTACGCTTGTGACAAAGTGCGCTTTCGTTCTGGCTTTCCTGAGAAGATTGGCGGCTGGATACGTTTATCAAACGATGTCTTTGTTGGCGTATGTCGTGCTTTATGGAACTGGGTTGCCCTAAACGGTGCTAACTATTTAGGTGTTGGTACAAATCTTAAATACTACATTGAGCAAGGTGGTGAGTACAACGACATTACCCCAATACGGGTTACGTTTACTACAGCGTCAACCCCATCAACAGACAACGTTATCTACACCACAAACGGCTCTAGGGTAGTTACTGTAAATTACGCTAACTATGGTGCTGTAAATAACGACTTTGTCACAATAAGTGGCGCTACTGCCGTAGGCGGAATACCTGCAAGCGAGCTAAACGCCGAGCACCAAATTACTTATGTAGATCTTGATACCTTTACGTTTACGGTAGCTACGGCTGCTACTTCTACAGTTAACGGGGGTGGTGGCACTGCTATTACGATGGCATTTCAAATCAATACAGGCTTGGACGTATTTGTGGTAGGTAATGGCTGGGGCGCTGGCACTTGGCCTTCTTTTGTTAACACCACGCTAACTAACCCATTTACAGCCGCTGGTATTGGCGTTTCGGTTCTTACTGTTACTCAAACAGCGCATGGTCTAGCGTCTGGAGACTACGTATATTTTTCTAGTATTTCCGCTGATGCCTGCGGTATAAACCGACTAGTGTTGCAAAAATCATTTGTAGTAACCGTAACAAGCTCAAGTACTTACACTATCTCTACGGTAATTGGACAAGCTCCTGGTCCAGTAAATACATACGTAACAACTTCAACTGCGGCTTCTGGTGGAACCGTTGTGGTATCTACACCTGTGGCTCCTGTACGGGGTTGGGGCACTGCCGCTTCTGTAGGTATTGGTCAACAGTTACGCTTATGGACAAATGACAACTTTGGCGAAGATTTAGTTATTGCCCCTCGTGGCGGTGCTATTTATTACTGGGATGCTACAACAGGTACTTCGGTTAGAGCACTTTTACTAAATACAGCATCAACCAATGCAGGCTTTTCAGGACAGTTTGTACCTAATAGAACCAACCAGATTATTGGTTCCGCCATCCAGCGCTTTGTGATTGCCTTTGGCTCTAACCCATACGACCCAACTAACGCTAACACTACGTTTGACCCCTTACTGGTACGCTGGTCAGATCAAGAAAACCCTTACCAGTGGGTGCCTGCTGCCACAAACCAGTCTGGTGAATACCGCTTAAATATTGGCTCAGCTATTATTACCGCTCGGTCAACCCGTCAGGAGATCTTGGTTTGGTCTGATGCGGCTATCTATTCTATGCAATACCTAGGACCACCCTACATCTGGGGCTTCCAGTTGTTGCAGGACAACATCACAATAATGTCGCCTAATTCGGCTATAACGATTAATAACGTTACCTACTGGATGGGTACGGATAAGTTCTTCATGTACTCTGGTCGTGTGGAAACGTTGCCTTGCGCTATCTGGCAGTTCATTTTTGACGACATTAATAAAGACCAAGCTTTCCAAGTATTTGCTGCTTCTAACGAAGCGTACAGCGAAGTGTGGTGGTTCTATTGCTCACAGAACAGCAATACAGTAGACAGCTACGTTATCTATAACTACCTTGAGCGGGCATGGGCTTACGGCACAATGAACCGTACTGCTTGGCTAGACTCTGGTTTACGCCAATACCCAATGGCAGCCGACGGCGTTAACAACCGCATTCTTTACCATGAAGCCAACGTTGATGATGTATCAGGGTTAACCCCAGTACCAATTGAAGCCTATATCCAGTCTTCTGATTTTGACATTGGCGATGGGCATAACTTCGGGTTTGTGTGGCGCATATTGCCTGACTTGACCTTTAACGGCTCTAACGTAAATCAACCAAAAGTTACCATGACGGTTAAGCCTCGTCAAAACTCAGGCGCTCCTTACGGCACTGCGGATAGACCAGCAGTAAACAGTACTCAGAACTACACCAGCCGTGGCACTTACGATGTGCAAGAGTTTGATGGGCAGGTCTATACCCGCTTACGGGCTCGCCAGATGAGCTTTAGGATTGAGTCAACTACACTAGGGGTTGCTTGGCAATTAGGTACGCCTCGAATTGATATTAGACCAGACGGCAGAAGATGACACTTCCACGATCAGCACCGCTTCGCCCACCAAAAGCACCTAACCTGCTGGTTGCACCAGTAGATTATCGCCAGCAATATGTAGACCAGCTTAATAACGCCTTACGTCTGTACTTTAACCAGATTGATAACAGCTTACAGTCTTTACTAGCACCTGCTGGTGGTGGGCTTTTACAATTTCCTAGCGGGTCGTTTCAGGACAATACTAGCCAATTTGGGTCTACTGTTTACCCATCTCCTATATCGTTTACTCAAATTGACTACAGCAATCAGATTATTCTTGACGACACCACGGCTAGTTTTACTGGGGCTAGAACCGCTACAACTTTGACGGTTTCTTCTATTACAGGAACACTGACGGTTGGTTCGCACCTTTTTGGTACTGGATATGAGTCTGCTGTGGTTACTGCCAGCATTACCGACAATATAATGACTGTGACTGGGGTTACTTCTGGCACTTTAGCCGTTGGGCAATATTTAGTTAATGGCGTTGATCTTGCTGCTGGCGCTAGGATTGCTGCGCTTATTACAGGTACTGGGGGAGTAGGGACTTATTTGGTTAACATCCCAGACGCTACATTAGAAAATATGCCGTCATCTACGGTTACTGCATATGGTGTTTATATTACAAATCAATTAACTGGGACGCTGGGCGGAGCAGGTACATACTCAACCAGCACATCTGGAAATCTTGCTAGCAGGGCTATGACTTCTAGGCACACATCAAAGATAAAAACCCTTGTTGCTGGAACATATAGTTTAACTTGGAGTGGTCAGTTTTCTAACTTAGCTAATGCAGCAGAAGACATAAACGTTTGGATTCGGATTAATGGTGTTGATTTTCCGGGTACAAACGGGGTTGTGTCATTACAGGCAAGAAAAAGCGTTGGGGTACCGACAAAAGTAATTGCGGGTTGGAACTACTTTATTAATTTAAACGCCAATGATTATGTAGAATTTTGGTGGTTGCCAGCATCTACAGACGTTTCCCTTGTATCTTTTCCAGCTGTAACTGGTACACCTACAGCTTATCCGTCAACTGCCTCAATGATTGCTACTGTAGGCTTTGTATCTGCGTTATATCCATGATAAACTTTACCCCAAACAACCCTATGAGGCGTTTATGAGCCTGCACAATTTAGCCAACAATGTACAGTCACAAGGTCGTGGTAGTGATACCATGCTTGTCCATATGTCTCCCCGCGAGGTTGGCGGGCTTCAGGCATTAGCTAAAGCACATGGTGGTAGTCTAAGTATTAACCCTAGTACGGGTTTACCCGAAGCTGGATTTCTAGAAAACATTCTCCCTGTAGTAGCCGCTGGTGCTTTAACTGCTATGACTGCTGGTGCCGCCGCTCCAGCCGTAGGATTGGCGTTAGGGACAAGTACAGCAACTGGAGGATTAATAGCAGGAGCTGGTATTGGCGCATTGTTAGGCGGTGGTATGGCAGCCATGCAAGGCGGTAACTTTGGTCGTGGAGCCCTTATGGGGGGTCTTAGCGGTGCGCTTGGTGGTTATGGTGGCTCAGGAGGCTTTGAAGGCTTATTCGGCTCTACAGCCCCTGCTATTGACACAACAACGGGCGCTGTAATAGAAGGCAGTTCTATGCTGACACCTACAGGTGTAACTCCACCAGCCCCAGATGTGTCTAATGTGTATTCTGGTATGGCTGGTCAGCCTACTGTAGCTCCTGGAACAATGCCACCAATAGCTTCTGGAGCACCACCAGTTCCATCAGTAGTTCCATCCGCAGAAACTTTTGCACCATCCTTACCAAGTCTTGCACAGCAACAAGCTCAAATGGCTCAAGCTGGCACTTTACAATCTGGACTAGATTTGGGTGGTGTAGGGGCTAGCCCAGCAGCAATGGCACCAGGCTCAACAGTCCCAACTGCGACAGCTGGAACCGCAGCAAAAGCAGGTCTTTTTGGGACTGGAATTACTGGCACACAAGCAGCTGTAGGTCTTACAGGACTTACCCTTGCAAATGCAATGATGGCAGATCAAAAGCGTTTTGGCGTTCCAGAACAAGAAGATTACACAAGCCCATTAAAACGCATATCGCCTAATTTCCGTGCCCAAGAGCCCGTTAGACCAAATCCATACTATCGCCCCGTTTATGCAGCTTCTGGTGGCGTTGTAGCCCTTCAAGCTGGTGGCCCAGTAGAACGCATGTCTATGGCTAATACGGCTATGAACCCTCAAGGCGGTTTATATCCACAGGGCATGATTGATAAGACTCAGTATGCTACCCCTATTCAGCGCCCAGTAAGTTCTGAAATGGTATCTGAAGTACCTGCCTATGAGCGTTCTAATCCTATGTTAATGGCTAGCGGTGGCGTTTCAACACTAGGAGACTACTCGGATGGCGGTCGTTTATTAAAAGGCCCAGGCGATGGCGTATCAGACAACATCCCAGCAACGATTGGTGAGCGCCAGCCAGCCCGTCTTGCTGATGGTGAATTTGTCGTTCCCGCACGGATTGTGTCCGAACTCGGAAACGGAAGTACCGATGCTGGCGCAAGAAAATTATACGGCATGATGGATCGGATTCAAAAAGCTAGACGCAAGTCAATGGGCAAAGGCAAGCATGCCGTTGACTCTAACCCCGAAAAACTTTTGCCAGCATGACATTAACGATTAAGCCCGTACTTACCGCCTATGTTCAACAGACATGGGATATGGTAAAAGACTTCTTAGACAATGGGCTGAAATGGGGTGACGATGACTACACTCTTGAGCAAGCCAGATTGTTTTTATCAAGAGGCGATTGGTTATTAATTGTTGCAGTAGATGAACAAACTAAGGTTCATGGTGCAACAGCAGTAAACTTTATTAACATGCCCAATGATCGCGTTGCTTATGTCATTACGATGGGCGGTAAATTAATTTCTAATCAAGCAACATATGAGCAGTTTGCACAAATCTTAAAAGGATATGGGGCAACTAAAGTACAGGGAGCAGCTAGAGAATCAGTTGCTCGATTGTGGACTAGATTTGGGTATAAAGAACGATACAGGATTGTGGAAGCTAAATTATGAAAACTTATTCTAGACGCGAGCTATACGCCGCTGGTGAATTTTTAGGTGAATCCGCTACCGTACATAAAGTCGGCGGTGGTCGCATTTATGGAGGAGGTGGCTCAGGCGGAGGATCTCCAGCCCCAACTCAATCAACTTCTTATAATACCAATGTCCCAGAATATGCTCGTCCTTATGTAGAGAATATGCTTCAGTCTGCCCAGGCGCAGATTTACAACGACGATATGACGACATTTCGTCCGTACCAAGCATATAGTTCTAATGTAAACGATTACTTTGCTGGCTTTAGTCCAATGCAAATGCAGGCTCAACAAGCTACTGCTGGATTACAAACACCTACACAATACCAAGCTGGAACAGAATTGGCTGGCTTGGGAGGTTTAGGTTCTTTAGGTTTAGCGGGTCAAGCGGCTGGTGCTGGTCAACAATATGCTCAAATGGCTACTAGCCCAGCAGCGCAACAAGCATACATGTCCCCATACATGCAAAACGTGGTGGACTATCAAAAATCACAAGCATTACGTGACTATCAAATGGCTGCTCCAATGCGGGCTAGACAAGCCGTTGGTGCTGGTGCGTTTGGCGGTAGTCGTCAAGCAATTATGGAAGCTGAAGCAGAACGTGCTTTAGGTAGTCAACTGCAAGGTATTGCCGCACAAGGTTCACAAAATGCGTTCCAACAAGCTCAACAAGCTCAACAATTTGGTGCTAACTTAGGACTTCAAGGTATACAGGCTGGCTTAGGCGGCTTAGGTCAAGCCATTGGCGCTGGATCAGCATTAGGTCAATTAGGCACACAGCAACTTGGAGCCCAACAAAATATTATTGGGTTGCAGTCTCAGATGGGCGCACAGCAACAAGCCCTTGAGCAAAACAAGATCAATCAAGCTATTCAAGATTACGCTACCGCTCAACAGTACCCATACATGCAACTTGGCATTATGAACGCCATGTTGCGGGGTCTGCCATTACAGCAAACAACTACCCAAACATATCAGGCTGCTCCAAGCATGACGTCCCAGATTGCTGGTCTTGGAACCGCAGGCGTAGGTGCTTATGGATTGGGCAAAGCCGCTGGAATATTTAAAGACGGCGGTGAAGTTAAACAAAAAAGCAGTGGTTTAGCAGATCTTCAATTACACAGATTGGTAGGCAACGCATGAATATCGCCCAGCTCTCCGAACAACTAAAGGATGTGCCACAGGCTAAGTTAATTGACTATGCCAAGAATCCCAATAGCGTAGTCCCACAGTTCTTAGCACTTGCTGAGATCCAGCGTCGCCAGTCCTTACAGCGCACATCTGGGCCTGCACCACAGTCTAGCGTTGCAGAAGATATCATGGCTCAAGAAGCTCCTGTAATGGCTATGCAATCCCCTGCTGGTGTTTCTGGATTACCGACCCGTGGTATGTATACCGCTCCTGAATCATTGGCTGGTGGTGGCATTGTTGCTTTTGCAGACGGAGGAGAGGCTGAGGAAGAATACGAAGAGGCATTGGCTAAATCCCGCCGTAGCCGTTTACAAGGTATACAAGAAGCGTTAGCTGAGGCTGGTTCATTTGTTAAGAACCCATTAGCCAAACTAGAAGGCAAGCAAGCGCCGGCACAAAGAATGGCAATTGCAGAGACCGCATCGGATATCACACCCACCAAAAAGGGTAGCCATAAATATGAAGATCTCGTACTAGCAGAAGCTCAACGCCAAGGCTTAGATCCAAACCTAGCCCGCCATGTACTGTATAAAGAAACAGGTAATCTATCTAACCCAGAGTCCGCTAAGTCTAGGGCTGGCGCTATCGGTGTAATGCAGTTAATGCCTAAGACCGCCAAGATGTTAGGCGTTGATCCATTTGATCCTGAGCAGAATATTCGTGGTGGCGTTACATATCTCAAGCAGATGTACGATAAGTACAATGACCCAATGTTGGCTGCCGCCGCTTACAATGCTGGCCCAGGACGCCTAGATAAAGCTCTCAAAGGGCAAGGCATCCAGACTCTGCCAAGAGAGACCCGTATGTATATTGCTGGTCTTGCTGGTGGTGGAGAAGTAAAACACTATGCAAAAGCAGGGTCTGTCAAAGAAGAAGAGGAAGAAAACGCATATTTAGAGCGTAGCCGTGGCTTATACGAAGGGGTTAGGTCTCTTGGTTCCGCTTTAACAGATCCTGAAAACTATGACCTATATAAGATGTACCAAAGAAATATTGGTTTGCCATTTGAACGTGGCGTAAAACGTTTTGTCAATATGCCGGTTGAAGAACAAGCACAAAAATTCCGTTCTTATTCAATGACGCCAAATGCAGCGCCACAAGTTGGATACAGTGCACCAGTTCAAACTTCAGCACCAGTAAAAACTACTGATGTTGCAATGCCAAAACAAAGCGATCAAGCAGAAGTTCGCAGAGTTGATAATGCAATCGCTGCACAGCAACAATTTAATTATCCTCCACAAGGAGGAGTTGGCCCAACATTAGCAGAGTTAGGTGTTGGAGAGCAAACAGCAGCCACTCCAAAGAGCGCTACATCACAGTCTTACTTTGATGCCTTAATGAAAAATATTGAAGAGCAAGCCGCTGATGCTAAGAAGTCTGGTGATATGAATAAATATCTAGCGCTCATGCAAGCTGGCTTTGGAATGATGTCAAGCACATCGCCATATGCCATGGCTGGAATTGGTCAGGGCGCTATGACTGGTGTTGGAACATATGCTGGGCTACAGAAAGAAACACAAGCTCAAGAGCGCAGTCTCATGGCGGCTAGACTTGGATTGGCTAAAGCTAAATCAACACAAGAGGGTGACGAAGCTACCCGTGATGCATTGGCTGAATACCGCAAAGCTACAGGCGCAAGACTTGGGGAAGAAGCCAAGTCAAAAGAGGTTGCTATGTTCCGAGATGATTTACGCCAATACGAACAAATGCGTATCAAACAGATTGAAAACAAATATAAGGGTAATCCATTATTTGGCACAGATCCTAAATTACAAGAGCAGTTTAATAAAGAAGTAAACGCTATTCAAAACGATGCTCAATACATGGCTCTGTTAAAACGTGCCTATCCTGGGTTAGAATTACCTAAATCGTCGCCAACTGGTGGCGGAGAAAAGAAAAAACCATTGTCTTCATTTGGTTCTTAATAGGAACTGTTTATGGCATTTGATATACAGGGTGCTCTGAAAGAGGGCTACTCGTTACCAGAGATTGTTGATTATCTTGGCGGTCAAAAAAAGTTTGACGTTGCAGGTGCTCGCAGTGAGGGATACTCAGATCAAGAGATTTTAGACTTTTTAAGCCCTAAAAAGAAAGAAGAAGGCATCGGTACAGCACTACGCCGTGGTGCAGAACAGCTAGTATCTACAGGTCAAACAGCCCTAGAATCCATCACCAAAGGCGGTGAAGAAGCCGCTATTCGTGGTCGTGAACGCCAAGCAGACATCCAAGCTCGATTGGGAGAAGGTGCGAGTTTAGAGCGATTACTAGAAACATATCGTCAACAAGGTCTCTTAGCTGCTGGTAAAGAATTAGCAGGTCAAATTCCTAGTGCTATTGCAGAGCAAGTGCCTGGCATTGCAACAACATTAGCGGGCGCTGGAGCTGGTGCCGCCGCTGGATCCGTTGTGCCTGGTGTTGGTACAGTAATAGGTGGTTTAGCTGGTGCAGTAGCCCCATCATTGATTCAACAGTATGGCGGTAACATTCAACGCCAAGCAGAGGCACAAGCAGCTACGGGTAAACCCTTACAGATTGAGCGTGGCACAGCCGCTGCCACCGCAGTTCCTCAAGCAGCATTAGATGTAGCCGCCACATTTATTCCATTGGGTGGTAGGCTAGCGTCTTCAGTATTTGGCCCAAAGGTTGGTCAGATGTTGATGCAATCTAGTGCAGAGGGCAGAGAGAAGCTATTTAAAGAGTCGCTACTATCCACAGTCCTTAAAGGTACTGCTGTTGGTGTTGCGGCTGAAGTTCCTACTGAGGTTGTGCAGACTATGCTAGAGCGGGCACAAGCAGATTTGCCAGTGCTTACTGATGACGCCCTCAGAGAATACGGTGAGGTAGCGTTTGCAACATCCCTGCTAGGCCCAATCGGTATTATTGGACGGGTATCAAATAAAGCAGAAGCAGGACGCAGGCTTGCTGAGGCACAACAAAAAGCCATAGATACAAACGAATTACAGCAAGTTGAAATTCAAACGGAAGAGAAAGAAGAGCCAACTGTATTGTTTGTCTCTCCATCTGGAGATGTTGCGCAGTCCCTTGAGCAGCTTGATGAAATCAATAAAATTAAACAGCAACAAGGTATGCCACAGCAACGCACAGTTACTGAGTCATATGCTAGCGAAGAAGATCGTATTGCCGCCGAGAAAGCCGCATATGATCGAGCCCGTAAATACTCGCCAACCATGCAAGCCTTGGATAAATTGGTGGAAGATCGCAAGGCTAGAGAGCAGGCGCAGATAGCCAAGATTGATGAGATGAAAGCCGCACAGTCGGCATTTAGTACAGCAGAACCAGTTGCTGGCTTATATCGTCCACCAACAGCAGAAGAAATTGCCATTGAAGAAGAAAAGGCAAAACAGTTTACCAATACCCGCACAGTTATGCGTAAGACCCCTGAAGGCATTAAGGTCTACGAAGGCACTATGAATAAGACTGGCACTGCGGTCAATGTCATAGAGAACGGCAAAAAGCTCACCTTTAATCCAAACAATCCAAATGTTGTGATTGATCCTACTGAAAAGGATATCTATCGTTTTGAGACCGATTCAATGGCAGACGAAGCGCGGGCTCTAAGTGGCAAGGTAGAAGAGGCTAAGATTAAATTTAACAAATCCGCACTTGAGTTCAAGCAGTGGTTACGGGATCCTAAACACCAGCTCAAGCAAGAAGTATTCTCTGATACCATTGCACCACGCAAACGTACCAAAGACGATCAATTCAAAGCTCTATCACCCAAGGTCAGCAAAGGATTCTTTGCTAAGAAACCAGGCGAGGGTCTTGAATTAGACATGGCAGCTGAGATGGCATTTGATGCTGGCTTCCTATCCGCAGATGAGTTTTATAACCCAGACGATCCAGACGGTAGAGAAGCATTTTCTGAGAAATTAAAAGCCGCTTACGACAATGAGCCAGTAGTAACACCTAGATCAGCAGATCTATATTCCGATTATGAGACAGTCAATCAACAGCTCCGAGAACTGGAAGATGAGATTGAGCGCCGTAAATCAACTTTGGAGCAAGAGTCTCCAGCAGTTGTTGGCGAGCTAACTCCAGAAGAGCAAGAAGCAGAAGCAGCTCGTATTGCAGAAGCGTCTACTCGTTATGAAAAGCCATTGCCGTCAGATAAATTTATTCAAGAGGGTTTGGATTTAGCAATAGAGATGCGTGATGCCTTAGATAAGATGGGACTAAAAAATGTAGGTCTTCAATTTGAAGACTATATGTCACGTTATATCAATGGTGAATTAACAGAAGTTACAGGATCTTATTTTGAAAATTTAATTAAAGTATCTTTAGCCAGCACAAATGTTAAGCGCACATTAAATCACGAAGCTCTTCATGCAATGAGAGATATTGGATTATTTTCTGATGCTGAGTGGAAGATTTTATCTAATAAAGCAAAGAACCAATGGATTAAGAAATACGATCCAGATGGTAGCCGTTATGGTAGCGAGTCAATGGAAGTCCGTATTGAAGAAGCTATTGCCGACGCCTTTGCGGATTACAGAACTCAGCCAGCAAACATTAAGACTATCTTTGACAAGATCATTGACCTAATGGATATGATCCGTAACTACTTTGCTGGTCGTGGATTCAGAACGGTAGATGATGTATTTCAAAAAGCTGAGACTGGCGGATTAGACGGTCAAGGTACTTTACGTCAATGGGAAGAGCTGTATGAAATTAAACCACCTAAAGACCCACTTACAGATCAAGAGATAACAAACACGTCTTGGTCAGATCAAATTGCTAACAAACTGTTTGCTAATCGGGAATTACCAGATGGCACCAATGTTATGGTTAGACTTAATTTGAATGGTGTGGTTAAGCGTGGAGATCAGAAAATGCATCTCACAACTATCCATGAACCATTCTCCCAAAAACGAGATGGATCATTTTCTATTAGTGTTAAAAATGCCATTGGATATGACGGAGTTGTAACCATCCGTAATGTTAATTTTATTATTAATCAAAAAGCTAGAGCAGATATTTTCAAGGGAGAAAGTAAGTTGCCTATGGGTGGCGCACAAGGAGAAATTGTCCAAGGCGTTAGAGATCTAGAGGGAACTAGAATTACATTTAATCCAGCTCGAGAGCATTTATTTGTTCGTGTTGATGACGGCAGACCTGTTAAATATGCAGACGAACTTACCATGTCTGACACTGATGTATTTGTAAGAGGGAATGTTGAATACTATACTCCAGAAAATATGCCACAACCTCTGGACGATTTGCCTACGGCAGCTAACTTTGATGGAATTCCTTTATCTGAAACTAAAGTAAAGCGTGGGGAAATACCTGCTAAAAAAGAACAAAAAGAATTATTTGAAGTTCCATCCCGTGCAAAAGTACGAGCCCCGTTAACTGGTGTAGATCCAGCCTACGCAGACAAACTGCTCAAACAGTTTACCGCAGAGAAAGCTACTGTTAAACAGCGCTTTGAGAACCTAAAAGAAAACTTCTTTGAGCGTATGGTTATCGGCGTATTTGATGAGTTCCGTACCATTAAGAAATACAGCGATGAAGCCTACATGATGGCTCGTATGTCTAAGTCTATTGACGGTGGATTGCAGGGTCTATTGGAGCATGGTGAGGTATTTAACGATGGCGGTGCTCTTAACATTCGCCCAGGCACCAAAGGTCTTCTCAAGATCCTAGAGCCATTGGGCACTGAGGTAGACCAATACCAGATGTGGAAGGCATTAAATCGTGATGCCAACCTGCCAGCAGATAAGCGGTCTTTTGACCCAGAGTTATTAGCTGGTAGAGATCAGTTATCCAAAGGTCAGCTAAACGGCAAATCCCGTAAAGACATTTATGAGAAGGCGTTGAAAGAAGAACAGGCGCTTAACCGTTCCGTATTAAAGGTTGCTTTAGATGCTGGCATTATTGATAAAGCTGGCTATGACCGTTTTGCTAGCGATATCTATTACATTCCTTTCTATAAGGCAATGGAAGACGGTGATGTGCAGTCCATCAGTGCATCGTCTAAGTTGACTGGGCAAGAGTTTAGTAAGTCATTAAAAGGCGGAGAGAAAAAAGTCAACGACTTGATGGAAAACGTCCTAATGAATTGGTCGCATATCCTTTCTGCTGCCATGAAAAACCAAGCCGCCAATAAGACTTTAGAAGCCGCCGAAGACATGGGCGTTGCCAAGATCGCTAAACCAGTTAATGGTAAATATCCTCCAAATACCGTTAAGGTTATGAGGGATGGTCAGCCAGTTCGTATTGAGATTGAGGATGTAGGTCTAGTGGATGCTATTTCTACGATCAGTTATCTTGGGCCTAAGTCCATGTTCTTGGATGTTGCCAAGCATTTCACTAACGCCCTGCGCTATGGTGTCACATTGTCTCCAGCCTATAAGCTACGCAACTTAATCCGTGATTCCATTTCCTCAGCAGCTGTGTCGCCATTGTCTAAGAATCTGTACCAGAACGTTTACAACGGATTGAAAATGTCAGACAAAGGTAATCCAACCTATATGTCTGCATTAGCATCTGGCGGTATCTTTGAGATGGGCGTGGCACACGAAGGCAATCAAGCTAAGTTAATCAAACGTCTCATAGATAAGGGCGTTGACTACGGCACTATCCTAGATAGCCCTGAGAAAGTAAAAGGCGTACTACAGTCTGCATTGGATTGGTATAACACCCAAGGCAATCGATTTGAGAACGCTAACCGTCTAGCCCTATACGATAAGTTAATGAAGGAAGGCAAGACCCACCTTGAGGCTTCTTTCCAGGCTAGAGATTTAATGGACTTCTCCATGCAAGGGCAGTTCCGCGCAGTCAAAGTTCTTAGCTCTGTTGTGCCATTCTTTAACGCTCGCTTACAGGGTCTCTATAAGCTCGGACGTGATGGTATCACCCCTACATACCGCCTGATCTACAACACGACAACTGGCAAGGAAGTTACCGCATCCGATAAGCAAAAGGCACAACGCTTTATGACAATCTCCGGCGCAGTTATGCTGGCGTCTATGGCTCTATATGGCATGTATAAGGACGACGAAGAGTTTAAGAAGCGGGAAGATTGGGATCGTGATAACTTCTGGTGGTTTAAGGTTGGTGATACTAAGTTCCGCATTCCTAAGCCATTTGAGATTGGCGCCCTTGGCACGATGGCAGAGCGTACCTTGGAACAGATTAGCGATGACAAGGTAGAAGGCAAAGTATTCTTTAACCGCCTTAACCATATCCTTATGGATACATTTGCACTTAACCCAATCCCACAGATGGTTAAGCCAATGATTGACCTGTATTCCAATAAGGACAGCTTTACAGGGGCTCCAATTGTGTCTGCTGGCATGGAACGTCTATCCGCCCAAGAACGGATTACTAACAATACTAGTGGCATTGCTCAGGCTTTAGGAGGCATATCTGCTGGCATGCACAAAGTACTGACATTTAATCCAGACGCTCAAGGTATGTCTCCAGTACAGATTGACTACGCTATCAAGGCTTATCTAGGCTGGGCAGGATCTACAGCCGTAGCTACAGCAGACCTAGCCGTAGAGCCCTTTACAGAAGGCACACGGGTACGCAAGCCCGTGATTGACACGGTAGCTATGGGCTTTATTAAGACAGAGCCAGAGACCGCCTCTAAGTTTATGACAGAGTTTTATGAGACAAATGCCCGCGTTCAATCCGCCTTGGCAGACATGCGCCATTACGCCGAATTAGGAGATTCCGAAAAGGTAGGGAAAATCCTTAGAGATCAAGGGGATGACATTGCGCTTGCAAAGTTGTATGATAAGACGTCAAAACAACTTGCTGAAATTCGTAAACAAATGCGTTTAATTGAACAAAGCAAGGATATTGATACGGAATACAAACGGGCAGAGATGAATCGCTTAAGAATTCTAATGTCCAAAATGACGGAAAACGTAGAAGGAATGAGGAAGTCACTGAAACAATAGGAGAGATCATGCCACAGCCAAAGTTGTCGCAGAAGCAGTTACAAGAAGCAGTAGACGCCTTTCATACGGCGGGCAGTAAAACCGAAGCAGCAAAGTTATTAGGGTTAAACCCTAGAACATATGACGGTCGATATCGTGTAGCAGCTGGTAAAGGTATTAAGCCCACAGTACCAGAGCTCAAGATACAAGATGGCGTTGATTTTATGGCAGAGTTGCAAGAAGCTAAAGCCAAGATCAGAACCTTAGAGACCGCAGCAGATGCTCAAGCCAAAGAGCAGTTAACCGCAGAATTCATTAAAAAGAAAATTATTCAGCTCAAGGACGAGAATGTTGATGTCCCAGACTGGTTAATACGAACGCCTAAAGAGGACGTCTCTGGTGTTCCAACCCTGTTCGCATCCGATTGGCATTGGGCAGAGATCGTAGATCCTAAGCAGATTGGCGGGGTTAATCAGTACAACATTACCATTTCCCAGCAACGGGCTAGAGCACTCATTGAGACGGCTATAGACCTACTAAATAATCACCTAAAGAATCCTGAGTATCCTGGTATTGTTTTCGCTCTAGGCGGTGACATGGTGTCAGGAGATATCCATGAAGAGCTAATGGCTACCAATGAAGTGGAGATCATGCCTACAGTCTTAGACCTATTTGGCGTCCTAACTTGGTGCATAACCACCTTAGCAGATCAGTTCGGCAAGGTATTCGTGCCCTGTGTTACCGGCAATCATGGTCGTAATACCCACAAAATACGGGCTAAGGGACGCAATTTTACATCCTTTGACTGGTTACTATACAGCTTCCTAGCAAAGCGATTTGAAGCCGATGATAGGATCAAGTTCCTAATTCCTGATGGCCCAGATGCCTACTATTCTATTTTTGGACATAAGTATCTACTAACTCACGGAGACCAGTTTAGGGGCGGTGACGGCATGATTGGAGCCCTAGGCCCGATTATCCGTGGAGACCACCGTAAACGCTCTAGGAACGCTCAGATAGACCAAGACTACGATACAATGCTCTTGGGGCATTGGCACCAGCTAATCCAGCTCCAGCGCCTCATAGTCAATGGGTCTCTCAAGGGTTACGATGAATATGCGAATCAGAACAATTTCCCGTATGAACCGCCTAGGCAAGCCCTATGGATTACCCATCCACAGCATGGGATTACATTCAGCGCACCAGTTAACGTTGAGCGTAAGCGTGTAGTTGGGCGGACAGAATGGGTCAGCTGGACGAAGTAAAGAATCGCATTGAGGTAGACCTAAAGGTTCTGCCTCCTGATGTACGGGCATGGGTAGAGTTTGAGGTAATGGCTAGCAATGCCCATGACATCCGCGTAAACATCCTCAGAAAGCGCCAAGTCCTCATGGATAGGGTAAGGGTATCTGGATTCTTTTGTAGCCATACAGACCGCCTATTCGTGGCTGGGCTATCCCCAGACTGGATTCCTATTATGGTGCATGAAACCTGCCACCGAGATCAATATACTGAACAGATCAAGATTTGGAATGCCACTATCAATATTAATGGGGAGGAGCATGACCCGTTGACATTGATGCATGAATGGCTGGATGGTGAACGAGATCTGGGAGAGCGTAAGCTACGGGAAGTCCTAAGAGGTGCAATGAGCCTAGAGCTGGATTGTGAGCGCCGGGCAGCTAAAAAGATTGACCAGTTTTATCTACCAATCAATTTAAAAGAGTATGTCCAAAAGGCTAATGCTTATGTCTATTTTTACCTTGCAATGCAATATACCCGTAGATGGTACCAGCCTGGCAGGGCGCCTTTTACACTACCAGAAGTATGGACTAAGATGCCTACAGACTTTGATAATGACTACACCCGTCTACCTAAAAAAGTCAAGGATTTAATTTTGCATCATTCCTACAATATTCGGATCTAGAGTAGTACACTAATTATGAGAGGTGAGCTGGAAACAATCAGAACACCTTTGAACAGTAAGTAAGCTAGATCTGTCCACAGCGCCTCTCACTTTAATCCCCACAAAAGCAAGGTATCGTTTCCTCATCAAATAATTTTAATTGATTGATTTGATTGTTAGCTATTTGCTGATAGGACGGTCTATCCGATCTAAATGTGTTCCCATTGCCAGGTTTAACTCCCTCTAAATTAGGAACCAAAGATTCCATATTTGCCCACCAAACAGCTCTTTTAGGATTTTGATTAACCAAAGTAACAATTTTTGGCAAAGATTTTAAAAAACATAAATCACAGTTACCGCCTACTGTTTCACCATCAACTATTGGCAACTCTAAATCAAAATCATTGTTTTTCCAAAAATCCCAAACAATTTGCTTGGTTACTTTAGCAGCAACCAATGGGGTTTTTTCCCTTGGCATTTTTGCAGCCCTTCTTTGTTCATCATATCTAATTCCTACAAAATCAGAATTTTCTGTTTCGTGATGTTTCCATCCAAGGCTTTTTAAATACTTGCTCATTGTTCTAATTTTTAATATACCAGTACACCATCTTTGAGCAGGATTAGGTAATTTTTTATATTTTCTAATTGCTGCTTCAAATGGTTCACCGTTTCTACTAGCTGTATCAAAATTTACAACTCTAAACCATGGTTCTTCGGCAATGTATTCAACCCATGTTATTTCTACATTCCATTTTTCAGAACATTGTTTTACAAACTCAAGTGTTTTTTCATCTTCTTTACCAGTATTTGCAAATAAAACCTTTGCTTCTTCTGGAAGTTTTCCATTGTGAGCTTGTAAAACCCTCCACAAAAGATAAGCAGACGTACGCCCTCCACTAAAACTTATAGCTGTTTGTTCAATAATTTTAAAAGGATCATTCATAATATTTATGTTAGTTTTGGATATCTATTTACAGTAAGATATCCCTGTTCAAAAAGTTGTCTAATTGTGGATCTATGGGCTTCTTCCCACATCTCGATCCTTGCGACTTTCGTAAGTGTGCTTGACTGATCGACTTCCGCATGGCACCGATAACACAGGGCCGCAATAAGGGCATCACTGCATTTAATTCCTCTACCCTTACCATCTCTAAGCTGATTACTATGCGCTGCAACCACGGTACCGTCGGATAT